ACACCATTTTCGCCCTGCAACACGAACCGCAAAAAGAGGCGATTGTCGACAACGGAGCGAGTTTTGAGCCTCGCAACACCAGTGTGATAAAAACGCCAACTTTGGAAAGCCTCAATGCGGAGGCGACCCCAAACGGCTTAAAGCTTAATTGGTCGTCTACGGCTGGGGTGGGTACGCTCACTTATGATATTAAGATCCTGAAAGCGGGCAATTTGTATGCCTACCACAAAGGCATCAGCAGTACCGAATTTTCTACAGATGACTTGCCTGATGGTGATTATACGGTTGTCGTGCTTGCCAAAAATGCAAGCGGTCAAATGGTGAGTGAAAAATCGCAAAACTTTACCATAAATCGACCGCCTGTACCCCGTGATGTGCGTGTGCAAGGAGGAATAGGCAGTATTACGCTCGAATGGGCATGGGTAGATGATTTCACTCAAACTGAAATCTGGGTCAGCGAGCAGGATAACCTTGCCACCGCACAACGTTTAACCAAGCTCACTGCCAAAATGTACAGCCATGAAGTCGGTGCAAAACAGGTGCGTTATTACTGGCTTAGACACGTGCGTGGGCAAAATGTGGGGGCGTTTTATCAACAAGCGGGCGTGCGGGGCGAAAGTTCGGTAGATATTGATAAAGAGCTGAAACTGCTGAATGAAAAGCTCAGCCAAAACATCATCAACGAAGTGTTTGATACTGCAGCCCCAGCACGTAAGTTGGAGATGGTGAAAACCGTAGCGAACCTTAATGTAAACCAGTTCCAAGGAGTAAAACAGGTTTACAATGAAAGAGACGGCAAGTTGTATCGCTGGGATGGCAGTCAGTACACATCAAAAATACAAGCCTCTGAAATAGCGGGTCAATTAAGTCAAAATCAACTTGATCATGCATTAATTAACCAACTCACCACAGCACAAGATTCTGCGACACAAGCCGTAGCACAATCTCAAGAGGCTAAACGTAAAGTCGCAGAGCTGTCGTCTGAATTTAATAATATTAACTTTGATGTAGGTGCTCGTAACTATCTGCTTCATTCAGCGGAAAATAGAACATCGTGGACAGTGTCACAATCTGCAAAAGAAAGCTGGCAAGGTAAAAAACTCACGCTTTCTTTTAGTCTTAACGCGAAAGGCATTATCAGGGGCGGGCGTAATCGTGTCGGTTTATCTATGTTTTTGTACTACACCGATAATACGTATACGTGGATTGAGTGCTGGTTAAGTAACCATCAGGGGGATTATCAAGGTAGATTAAAATCAACCGTTCAATTACTCGATAAGCCAATTAAAAGTATTTCACACTGCTCGTTTAAGGTTGAAGTAGGCGGAGGAACTTGTGTTGCCACGTATCCCAAATTAGAGATGGGCAATGTTGCCACTGACTGGAGTCTAGCCCTTGAAGATTTGACAACGACTATTGAGTTTGAAGATATTAAAAGATCGCTTACTCATGAATCGAATACGAGGATAGCCTGGGAAAACGCCTCTAACTCTCGTATGGAAAGTGCGGAGGCAACCATTCATCAACTAGCTACTTCCCAAGCAAATGAGAATAAAGCTCAAGCAGGGAAGCTTACGGCGTTAACGACCCGTGTTGATGGAGCAGAAGGGAAAATTGCCCATGCTGAGAGATCGATTAGTACGCTCAATAGCACCGCTACTACCAAGTTTAGCCAGTTAGAAGCAAACTTAAACAGTGCGAAAGAGGATTTAGTTGCTAAGATTACTGCAGAACAAACTGCCCGAGCAAATGAAAATAAAGCTCAAGCGGATGAGCTGAAGAAAATCACCGCTTCAGTAAATGGTGCAACGGCTCAAATCTCTACTGTGAGCCAAGTTGTAGCGGATGTCAAAGGTCAATTGACCGCAACCCATACGATTAAAACTCAAACCATTTCAGGTAACCATGCTGTGATTGCAGGGATTTCTCTTGGTGCAAATAAAGAGCAAAGTTCAGTGATTGTGATGGCGGATAAGTTCCAAGTGGTCAAAAACGCACAAGATGGGTCGCCGAAATCAATATTATCTGTAGTCAACGATCAGATAGCGATTAACGGTGATTTAATTGCTAACGGGCAAATTACTGCGGCGAAACTCGCTGCAGGTGCAGTCCGAGCAGATCATTTTGCTGCAGGGGAAATTTCAGCGGATAAACTGGCGATTGGGCTTGGGGGGAATTTGCTCACTAATCCGATTTTTGCAACAGCAGGTAAAGATAACACGGGCGGAGATTTACCTCACGGGTGGTCGTATTGGGTCGGAGATAGTCCAACATTTAATGGTAGTTATGGAGGATTCCTATATCGTAAAGCAGGTGGTACTGATGATTGGTCTTTATTAGGTGGTTTAGACAACGAAAATACAGCGTCATTTACACGGCAAATAAACAATACTCGAAATGTTGATGAACGTATCGGGTGGTTTAATCAAGATGTACGAGTAATTGCAGGAAAAACCTATATGGCGAGCTGTTATTTAGCGGTACATAGAGGTAAGGTTAAAATTTCCATTGAAGAATTAGCTAAAGATAGCAGTGCTTATATTAGTTGGATTGGTGGTACTGACTGGGTAACAGAAAGTCAAGCTAATGCAGTTAACCGAGATTTTAGTAAATACCGTAGAGTGTGGGTCAAATTCACTGCTCCTGACACAGGACATATTCGTTTTGCTATTCAGATGAATAGTGTTAACGGTGGAGTTAATCCGTGGGCTTTTGTTTTACGCCCTATGCTTGAAGAATGTACTGAATTTACTAAAGAACCTAGCTCGTGGCAAAATGCAGGTGTAACCTCAATTCACGGTGGCTCGATTGTGACCCATTCGATTACCGCTCAGCAGATTGCAGCGAATACGATTACAGGCAATGAGATTGTTGGTGAAACGATTGAGGGGACACATATTGCAGGAAAGACCATCACTGCAAATCATATTGTGAGTAAGTCTATTACGGCGAAAGAGTTGAATGTGGAAAGCTTGTCGGCGATTAGTTCTAATATTGGACACGTTACCGCAGGGACAATCACAGGGACACGTATTGAAGGGAATACCATTGAAGGTGGGATAATTCAAGGTGCAACCATCGAAGGGAATACAATCAGAGGGGGAACAGTCAGCGGAACGACAATTGAAGGAGGGACGATTAGAGCAGCAAGGCTTGAAGGGGTAAGCGGAAAATTCACAGGTGAATTGGAAGTGTCTCAATTAGTTGGCGGGAATCTGTGTGAAATGCTAGAAGCAAGGGTAGGCGTTCATGAATGGAGACACGGGAAAGATGATTATACTACCATCTATTCCGCAAGCATTAACATTGCACCATCCCCTGTGCGGCGCATTGTGTTTGTCTTGAATTCCAACACATACCAGATTGTTGAAGCACATAAAGCAAGCACATTAAATTACCGTTATGAAACAAATAATGGGGGGCCTCCTCCCGCTGTTTTTGGTGGTTATGGAGTCTATAAAATGATGGTAGCAGCTTACGTATTATCAAATACTAGAACGCTTTCACAATAAAAAACACCCACACATGTGGGCTTTTTACTATTTCTTACCTGCAAAAGCTTCGTAAGGATTACCGCGATCATCAAGGACTACACCGTTTACCTCTTCGGCTTTTGGTCCCATAAACGTACCCGCATAAGGTGTGTGACTTGCATTCCATCAATGGTTGCATGAGCTATACCACCAAAACTTGCAATGCTATCTGCATTGTTCTAAGAGTGTAGATTGAAATGACCCTGTTTTACAACATCGCCACTTTTAATTCAGAACCGCAAGCCTGAGCATAGCGTTGCAATGTGAGAAAAGAAGCGCGGCTAGCATTTTTTTCTAATTTACTGACAGCAGGTTGAGTAACGCCCATTTTTTCAGCCACTTGAGAAACCGTCAATCCTGCACGAGTCCGCATTTCTTTAAGTAGAGATTGCAACTCATCGACACGTTTCTCGGTTAAATAAAGTTGCTTAGTCTCTTCATCTTGCAAAAGTGTCTCTTTGACTTGTTTATAACTAATGGGTTGTACTTTCATCGGTCATTTCTCCTAAACGTTTTAACGCAAGTTCAATTTCAGAAGCGGGCGTTTTTTGTGTTTTCTTTACAAAAGTTCGCAAAATATAAATTTTCTGCCCAATGGCAAATGCAAAAAAGGTGCGAGAAATATCTTTATTCCCTGCTCTTAACTCAAATAATCCCTCTCCCATCGCTCGGGTATGGGGAAAGCGCAGCTCATTGCCTAGCATTTCTAGCTTATCCAGTGCATTTAAGGCTTTCGCTCTCATTGATGGAGAGAGTGCTTCGATTTCTGAAAAGGCGTCAGGGTGGAAAAGTAATTCAAACATCATCAAGTTCATAACTAATAAGTTATGTTTATCATATCACTTTTGAAATATAAATTAAAGGTAATATTTCATCAACAACAAGGAGTCTCTTATGGCAACATTCAACAAAATCTTAAACCCAGTCTATTCAACCATCTCTGGTTTTACCATGAATTCAGACGGTTCAATGAACGTGACTTACGCTATCGGCACAGGTACGGAAGAGGCGGAACAAATCACTGAATTTCGACCGCTTGTAACGGAATACAAATACCTAGATAGCACACAAGCACACGCCATTATGTTCGCCCCGCTCACACAGGGTGATATTGGCAAATCGTTCCAAGATTTAATGCTCAACCGTATTTACAGCTATATGAAAGAGCAGGGAATGATTGAGGTGTAAGCTACTTCCCGAAGCGTGACAAGCACTTCGGGGTTTTTATTTGTGAGGGAATATGGTTACTACAGCAACACTTTCGGTCAATGTAACCGCAAACGGGGCAAGAGCTGCAGGCAATGATTTAAGCCATCTCGCCCGTCAATCTAGCAAAGCGGAACAGGCAGTTGCCGCAGTGGAAACACAACTAAACCGAATGCAAAAACTTTTGGCGATTGGTGGTTTAGCGAGCTTGGGGAAACAGGTATTAGATGCCGCTGATAAAATGCAATCGCTACACAGTCAGCTCAAGCAAGTGACGAGCGGGATGACTGATTACACTCACGCAGAAAAGGCGTTATTTGAGATTAGTCAACGCACTACCGCAAGCCTTGAAGCGACAACTCAAGCCTTTGTGAGTACCAAACGGGCATTAGCGGAAATGGGCGTCACCACGAATCAAACGCTCAAGTTCACCGAAACGCTGAATAAAGCAATGGCAGTGGGCGGTGTGAATGCCGAAAGTCAAAAATCAGCATTATTGCAACTTTCGCAAGCATTGGGCTCTGGCGTGTTGCAAGGCGATGAATTCCGCTCTATTGCAGAAAATGCTCCGATTATTCTAGATGTGGTGGCGGAATATATGGGTAAGTCACGGGCTGAAATTAAGAAATTAGCTTCTGATGGGAAAATTACCTCTAAAGTTTTATTTGAAGCAATCAGCGGTGCAAGCGGTAAAATTTCCGCGAAGTTTGACGAAATGCCAATGACCTTCGGGCAGGCAATGCAGCAAATGGAAAATGCATGGCTGAAATTTGTTGATGGCTTAAATAGCAGTGGGGTAATGAGTGCCTTAGCACAGACAGTTAGTTTTCTGGCACAGCATTTTGATGTATTAGCAAAATCAATAGGTTATACGATAGTTGCTTATCTCTCTTGGGGTGCTACATCAAAATTAGCGAATATGACGCAAGGTATCAATGCTTTGGGGCTACTGAAAACAGGTTTTGTAGGATTAACTACTGCAATTCGTGGTGCAACGGTGGCAGTTCTTTCTAATCCTCTTGGTGCACTTACGGTTGCAATTACTGCTGCCGCTTTCGCTTTTGATGCCTTTTTATCAGATATGACCTTTGGGGTTTCTGAAATTGGTACCACGTGGGGCGATGTGGCAACAGGTGTTTGGCAAGATTTTACCTCATTGATGAGTAATGCGGCTAAAGCGGTTATTTCTTATTGGGACGATGCAACAAAACAAACTTCGGGC